GCCGTCTTGCGCACGTGCGACCTGAGGCTACAGAAATTTTGGGTTGGCGCACAACAGCAACTACTAAACCGTTGGCTATTGATGAGTTGTCTGCCGCTATGCGCACGGACACTATACAAATTTATGACCGCCAAACTATTGCGGAACTTAGAACTTTTGTTCGTAAAGAAAATGGTAAAATGAATGGTTCACCGCACGACGATAGAGTTATTTCTTTGGCTATTGCTAACCAAATGCTAAAATATGTTTGGCTACCAGAGTATCGTCCTGTTGATAAACCGCCACAAAATAGTTTGATGTGGTGGGAAAAACATATTATTGGTGGTCGTACCGCTAAAAAAACCCCTATTGGCGCACATAATGTGCGCAATCAGACACCTTTTGGATAGTTGGGAACAGAAAACTGTAAATAGATGGCAAATTTTACCTGTAATGACTGTTCAAAAGAATTTTTTGATGAGCAATTGCCCCACCGTGGCGCAATATGCTTCTCTTGCCACATAAAAACTGTACGTTTAGGTTTCACCTACGGCAAAGAAACCTTTCATGGTGACACAATTGGAGAAAAGCAACGAAAAATTGTTTCTGATGCCAAAATCAATGGATACGAGGCTGTGCCTGTAACAAATTGGATGTAATATGGAATCCATTATCGTACCTATTGTTGTCGCAGTCATTGGTGGTCCGATAGTGGTGTTGTTAAGTAAAGTTCGTTCAGAAAACACTAGCCAACATGCTGAGGCTAGAACTTTGTTACGTCAAGTGGCGCATAAAGTAGATAAAGTTGGAACAAAGTTAGATGAACACATTGGTTGGCATAAAGGCAAAAAGGAGTCATAATGGCTAAGAAATCAAACGCAGACTATTTAGCACAATGCAAATCACGTATTGAGGCTAGCCGTAGATGGCGTAAAGATGACGGCTATGATGCAACTTGGCGTCGCATGACCGACATGTACAAGGGACGTCACTTTGATGACTACCGAACAGAAGACAGAATTTTGGTAAACATTTCGTTTTCTACCATTAACGTTATTTCACCAAGCATTTCAGTAAACTATCCGAAGATTACTGTCAATGCTGTTAGCCCAGAAAACGCACCACAAGCAGTTATCGCTGAAGCGGTAACAAACTATTGGTGGAAACACCGTGACATTCGTTCACACTTTCGTCGTGCAGTAAAAGACATGCTCACATTTGGTCATGGATGGGTCAAAGTTGGATACCGTTTCGTAGAAGAAGAAGACACCAAAGGTGGCGACACAGAAGTTTCTGACCCTGTATCGGGTGGAGAACCTACTGCACATAGTGTCATTCTTGAAGATAGCCCGTTTGCTGAACGTGTTTCACCTAACGACGTGTTTGTAGACCCAGATGGTACAAGCATGCACGACATCCGTTGGATTGCCCAACGTGTACGCCGCCCAATTGAAGATGTTAAACAAGATAAACGTTACAACAAAACTGCACGTGAAAACGTAAAAGTTATGGCTGTCAGCCGTTACGCAGATGACCCTAGTAGAAAAAAGATTTACGACAAAAATGCGGGCTACGCAGAAGTTTACGAATTTTATGACATTGCCAGCAACCTGATGTGCATTTTCTCTGAACATGGAGACAACTATCTAATTAAACCAACACTAATGCCATATTCGTTTGGTCAGCCATTTGTCATGTTGCGGAACTATGAAGTACCAGACCATTTCTATCCAATGGGTGATTTGGAATCTATTGAACCCTTGCAAAAAGAGTTGAACGAAACCCGTACACAGATGATGAATCACCGTAAAAAGTTTGCTCGCAAATATTTGTACAAAGAATCAGCATTTGACCAACTTGGTCGCACAGCCCTAGAATCAGACATAGATAACGTAATGGTGCCTGTTATATCAGACGAGAACCTTGCTAGTGTTGTTACCGCTTTCCCAGCGGTAATTAACCCACCAGAGTTTTATAACCAGACACAACTTATTATTGGTGACATTGACCGTGTTTCTGGTGTGTCAGAGTTCCAACGTGGCGGCATCTCGGAGATTCGCCGCACTGCAACAGAATCATCTTTGATGCAAGATGCCGCTAATGCTCGCACTAGCGATAAACTTGCAACAGTTGAACAAAGCATTGCCGAAATTGGTCGCCGCATGGTAATGTTGGCACAACAGTACATGATTGGTGAGCAAGTTGCTCGTGTTATGGGCAAAGACGGAGAACCTGTTTGGGTGAACTTTGACCGTGACTACTTGCAAGGCGATTTTGACTTTGAGGTAGCCGCAGGTTCAACACAACCAGCAAACGAATCTTTCCGCCGACAAATGGCTTTACAAATGGTAGATGCTTTAGCACCGTTCGCAGGCGCAGGAATTATTGATATGGGCAAACTTGCAGCATATGTTCTGCAAATGGGTTTTGGTGTAAAAAACCCTGACGAGTTCATTACATCACCACCACCTCAACAAGGTATGGGTCCTGCTGGACCTGCGGGACCTACTGGCACCCCACCTGTCCCTGCTGAAGCAATGCCACCTGAAATGCAGGCTATGTTGGCTGCACAACAACAGCAACAGCAACCACCACCACAATAGGTCACTAGACGCACCCAGATGCGTTTTAACGCATCAAAAACGTTTACCCCTAGTTGTGTACCCTATTGTCAGGGAACGCTTAATTTAATAGTAGAACAACCATTACGGACTCTAGGAGAAATATGAGCGACGAAATCGCAGCACAGTCAGCGGAACCCACAGTCGGGTCACCCTCATCTGAAAGTGTAATCACAGAAGCACCCGATACACCTACATTGAACGTAGAGGAATACTCTAATTATAGAGTTCCAGTAAAGTTGGATGGAGAGGAATTGCAGATTCCTTTATCTGAGGCTATCGCAGGTTATCAACGTCAAGCCGATTATACTCGGAAGACGCAAGAATTGTCACAGCAACGAGAAAAAATTGAGTTTGCTTCGTCACTTCAAGCGGCTTTGGAAAATAATCCAGCAGCGACATTAAGTTTATTGTCACAACATTATGGTACATCCAATGTTCCAGAGGTTGAAGCAGTAGATGAATCTTCTTTTACTCCAGAGGAACGGAAGATTCGTGAACTTGATAAACGTGTAGCATCATTTGAAGAATTTCAGAATCAACAACAAATTGAGAAAGAAATTGCAAGTCTACAATCTAAGTATAGTGATTTTGACGTAAATTCTGTTGTGTCATCCGCTTTGCGTATGAACACCACCGATTTAGAAGGCGTGTATAAGCAATTGGCTTTTGATAAAATTATTGCACAGTCTAAACTAGAGTCAGCAGCAAAAGAACGTTTAAAGCAAGCCGATAACGGTGTGCTTGAAGCGAAACGTGCTGCTAGTGTTGTTTCAGGTGGTTCATCTGCTACTTCGGCAACTAGTGATAAAACTGCACCGATTACGTCAATTTCTGATGCTTGGGCTGCCGCTAAACGTCAATTGGGCGCAAACTAAACCAATTTAACAACTACTATTTAAAGGAAAATAATGTCAAACGTAAACTTTGATGCGTTGCTAAGTACAACGCTCGCTAACTATCGTGACCAATTAACAGATAACGTGTTCTCGGACCGTGTTCTGACCAATCACCTTATGACCAAGGGGCGTATCCGTATGCTCAATGGTGGAACCAAAATTGTTGAGCCACTTATTTATGGCACGAACAGCACGGTTTCTTCGTACAGTGGATACGATTCAATTTCACTGACAGCACAAACAGGCATCACTGCAGCAGAATACGAATGGAAGCAGTACGCTGCATCTATCGCAATCAGCGGCATTGAAGAAGCCAAAAACAACGGTGAACAAGAAATCATCAACTTGTTGGAAGCCAAAATCATGCAGGCTGAAGAGTCAATGCGTGAAGGTTTCAACGACATGTTCTACGCTGATGGCACTGGCAACAGTGGCAAAGACTGGAACGGTCTTGGTAACCTCATTGAGGCTTCAGGTACTGTTGGTAACATTAACCGTGCAACTACTGGTAACGAGTATTGGAAGTCATACGAGGAAAACACAGCAACTGCTTTGACTCTTGCTCAAATGGCAACCGCATACAACACGGTTTCTGTTGGTAATGACCATCCAGACCTAGTTCTTACAACTCAAACTTTGTTTGAGAAGTATGAGGCTTTGTTGCAACCACAGTTGCGCTACACAGACGCTAAGACAGCAGATGCTGGTTTCCAGAACCTTCTGTTCAAGGCTGCACCTGTAGTGTTTGACGCAAGTTGCACTGCTGGAATTATGTACTTTATGAACAGCAAGTATATTACACTTGTTGGTCATTCAGGCAAGTGGTTCCAACAGACAGCATTTGTTCGTCCAGAAGACTTGGATGCACGTTATGCTTTGATTATGTGTTACGGCAACCTTACTTGCCGCAACGCTAAGAAGCAAGGTAAACTGACAGCGAAAACCGCTTAAGTAACATAATTTGTTGGGGGCGCAAGCCCCCATCAAACAATAAACAACAACAATTTAAACAAAACAAAATAGGAGATAGAAATGCCATTAGTTCCAAATGATACAGATGGTGCGCTAACACGCAAGCGTCTTGAGACTTGGGTAGCCAAGGAAGAAAAAGTAACAGTAGTTGC